TTAAGGGACTTGATTCCTCTCGGTAGGTAAGTATTGATACCACTGTGCATATCATGTCTAATGATTTTTGCTGCATGTTCTAGGTATATATTTTTTTGTGATAAGCTTGACAGTGTTGCTTTTTTTTGTTGTAAAAATTCAACTACTACTATAAAAAAGGGTGGCATAAAACCAATAATACAAGCATATCCAAAACCGGCTAAAAAATAACTGGGTTCACAAAGACCAAATACAATACAAGTTTCTACACCAAAAAACGCTATCATAATAATGACAGCAATAAGTAAAGATATTCTACTCCTTTTTGATATACCCTGTAAAGCACCCATTACAAATCACTCTTACGGAAACCAAGTTTTTCAAAAAGCCATTTGCTGGGACAAAACTTTGTCCACACACCCACTTGTAGCATAACAACTACAAATAATATTACATACCAATTTTTAAGCAATAAACCCATCAATAGAACTAAAGACATCAATAGGTACACTGCTCTTATAGAAGAAAAGTTTTTCATAACATTTGTATAGTTTCAAAGAATGCAACCTGCAAGCGTAACCATATTTTTTTAGGCAAGCCTAAAGATTTAAATTCTTTTGTTTTAAAGTATTCATATGCATCCATATAATAATATACAATTTTTAAGCTTGCAAAACAAGAAGGGTCAGCCGCTTATTTGACTGGTTTTTGACAAATGTAATGGATAAACTACCCTTACTTATACATATATTATATATATATAAATCTCTCTATTATGAAATATTTTATCCTTTCATGCTTTGTGTTATTCTCTTCATTATTTGTTTCTGCAAAAGAAAAAGATACAATTCCTAAATCTGAAGGTGTTTTTGTAGAGATGGCAGTAAATGTTTCATACTACAATTCTCTATCTATTAGTATAGAAAAAGAATTTACTTATGGTAAATTTAAATTTGGCCCCCGAGCTGAGTTAGTGAATTTATTTACTACTGAAAGTTATAAGGGTGGGGATTCTACATATCAAATGAATACTCAATTCAGACTTAGATTAGTTCAAGTAGAATATCAATTAAACGATAAAATTAGAGTAGGAATTGCTCCGCTTTGGTTATTAGGTCCCCTTCCAAAAAACGGATATTACAAGACACCTACAACAATTTATGCCCATATTCAATTAAAAGAAGAATTTTCATTTGAACCTTCAATTACATCATCTAGTAGAGAATTAATCCAACTTTCCTTTAGAAAAATAATATAAAAAAAGGGGGGAGAGTTATAAGGCTCTCCCCTTACTTTTATCCTTCACAGCTTGCACACTCTAAAATATTTCTAGAGAATGCCTGGGCAGAGCTTTGACTAAATTGATAGTATAGTGTTTTAACACCCATCTCATGGGCGTACAAATACAATTGATTAATATCTTTTGCAGGTACGCTAGGATGAATCATTAAGTTTAATGACTGTGCCTGATCAATATACTTTTGTCTCTGAGCTGCCTGGAGAATAATCTCTTTTGGTGTGATTTCAATAAATGATTTAAACACTTCCTTAGTTGGAAAGTTTAAGTGTTGGACTGAACCATCTTTCTTTAGAATGCTATCCCAAGTTTCTTCAGTATTCAAACCATGTTTTTCTAACTCAGCTTCCAAGAATGGATTTTTATATACTGTCTTACTCTTGGCAAGATCTTTTATAAAGTAGTTAGATTTAATAGGTTCAATACCCATAGACACTTGACCATGAATAAATGAGCTTGATTTAGTTGGTGCAATTGCAAGCAACGTTGTATTTGCATAACCGTCTCTCAAAGATGTGTAACCTTTATACTCATGTAACCACTTAGATGTTTCATCACTTTTATCTTTAATAATCTTAAAGATTTGGTTATTCCACATCTTAGCCTCTAGAGATTCAAACTCAATCAGGTTAGATTGTAAGAAAGAATGATAACCAAGAACACCAAGACCAATAGCTCTGTGTTGACTAGCAAATCTATAAGCTCTTTTTAATCCTGGTAATGTAGAAGATTTTGTAATAAACTCATCCATAACAGCATTCAAGAACATTACATAGATTTCAATGGCATCAGTCTCCTTAATCTCCTCCCAGTGTAATAGGTTTAAAGAACCAAGACAGCATACAAATGAATTGTAACTATCTGTAGGCAACTGGATTTCAGAGCATAAATTAGATGCTGTAATCTCTAGACCTAACTCTTTATAAGGAGAGTTATTGTTAGAGTTATCTTTAAACATAATGTAAGGAAACCCAAACTCATTACGCCTCTGAATAATCTTTGCCCATACTTTACGTTTGTCAGCATCTCCTTCTTTCATTTCTTGTAACCAAGCATCACCTACTGTAATACCATACTGTAAGTTTTGAATAGGATTACCCTCACTACCAATATCTAAGAACTCTAAGATATCTGGATGTTCTACTGGCAACCAAGCAGCACAAGCACCGCGTCTTGCTTCTGATTGTTTACACACATCAACAACAGTATCATAGATTCTAGCATAGTGAACTGGTCCATCTGCAGTACCACCGGTTGATATAGTAGCACCACGCTCTCTAATGTTTCCTAGAAATACACTAGTGCCTCCACCATATTTAGACATCATACCAATCTCACGACCAGCATTAAGGATGCTATCTAAAGTATCATCCACATTAGAACCATAGCAACTAATAGGTAAACCTTTTTGCTTACCGAAGTTAATCCATACAGGAGTAGACAAACTGTAAAAACCACGAGCCATGTAATCTTCAAACTTCTGAGCAAAACCCTCAATCTTAAGATACTTTTCAGCTGTGTTTGCAATGTCTTTAATTCTTTGTTCAGGACTTTCATTTATATAACCTCTTGATAAAAAGGTGCGGCTCTCCTCATTAAGCCAATAGTATTTCTTATAACTCATTTTCTTAGAATAAATCATCAACGGTTATGCTTTTACTTTTCTTGTTGTAATCAATTTGCTTTTTGTAAAAGAAATCTCCTTCTTTGGTAGCAGTAATCTCAACATCAAACCATTTTGTTGAAGCTAACAAATCAGCATCAACCTCAAAGAAAGGCTCCATACCAATCTTCTTTAGTGAGTTATTAAAACGGTTCATGATAAAATGTTTAATTGTTTCTTTTGGTAAGAACTCAAGCTCACCTTCTTCAAAGATCCAATCTAAGATACCACACTCAGCAATGTATGCTTTGTTACAAGCAGAGTAAATAATATGATCAAACTCTTCATCAAACCAATCTGGGTTCTCAGATTTGATAATATTAATAATCTCTACACCAAAGTTACCATGAATGTCTTCTTCTTTACTTGTTGCTTCAACAACATTAGAGATACCTTTAAAGATATTCTTCTCTTTGTTAAAAGACATCATGATTAAAAACTGGCTAAACAAACTAACATGCTCTATAAACAGTGAGAATAAAAGAACGGACTTAGTATACATTCTATTATCTCTACTGCGAGATCCATCAAGATACTTTTTAAGGTAGCTAATTCTACCTTTGATTGCAGGAATTTCAACTACAGTTTTAAACTCTTCCTCCAATCCTAAGATTCTTAATAGTCTAGCATATGCATCTTTATGGCGGACCTCAGATTCTGCAAAGGTCATTCCTACATCTCCAATCTCTGTAATTGGCATCCTCTTATAAAGGTCTGCCCAAAAAGTTTTCACATTAACCTCAATTTGAGCAATTGCAAGCATGGTTCTTTTAATTACTTCACGCTCCTCATCAGACACTTTAATTTTAAAATCATCTATATCTGTAGTAAAGTTATATTCTGTGTCAATCCAGTAAGAATGTCTAATAGCGTCCTTATATTCTAACAGACTGGGATATTCATAGGGAAGGATGTTTTCCCTGGCCATAAAAATGTTTCTTGTCATAATGTTCTTATTTAAAATCAGTTAGAGAAAAAAAAGCTATGCAGTGTTACCAATAAGGCTTTCTGCATAGCGGTTAATGTATAATCAATTTACAAAAAATTGATGAGGCTTCCTAAAGGAAGTTTGATTATTTCCAGATAATGTTGGCGTATTCAAACTTGATAAAAAATAAACCTATAACAATTCCATACATGCGTCTCCATTGATCATCTTCACAAAGCACTTCATTGTTGATGATTTGAAATCCAAGCATGGGTTGACCTGGTAAAATGGTCCACATTGTTTTGTGGTTAAATGATACGTTTGTTGGTTTCATATTTAAAATTTAAAGTTTCTGAGTTTAAGGTTTCAAAATCTGCTGTAGATTTTGTATATTATATGTAGATAGTGTACAAATATAATGATTTTGTACTCCCTATCTTTTTTTATTTATAAGTATTTGACAAATGGATTTCACAGAAATAATTATCACGGTCATAACTGTTGCTGGTTCAACGGGAATATGGCAATTCATATCAACACGATATAAAGAAAATAAAGAAAAAGAAAAATTTGACCATATAAATAGTGACGGTGTGCAATATAGAGATGACCTAAAACATAGAGTCCGCAATCTTGAAGAGCTCTTGTCTAAGTCTTCACAAGAGAAAGATGAGATGAGAGAGCAAGTATTAGCGTTGACTGCGGAAGTCCACTCCTTAAGGGTTAAGGTGGAATTTTTAGAAAAAGAAAATGAAAGACTAAAGAACCTGTAACTCTGTGATTTTGAAATGATTTAAAAATTTCTTATATTTATAGAGTAACCATTAATATAATAAAATGATTAAAAAAGTATTAAACAGCATCTGGAATTTTTCACTTAAAAAAGGTTGGGATTGGATCTGGTCTAAGACTACTGTTGATGAACAAGCTATTGAAGCTGTAAAAGAAGTTAAACAGAGAGCCAAAAGAGTTAAAGAAGAATTGGCAGATGTTAAAGAAGCTGTTAAAGAAGCTGTAGAGCAAAGCAAAGATGTTGTAGATGCAGCTAAAGGCAACAAACGTAAAGGTAGACCAAGAAAAAAGAAACAATGAAAAAGATTATAAGTTGGTTGAGCGGTCTTCTTAAAGATGAGAAGGGAACCCCATCTTCTAAGAGATTTATTGGAATCCTATCTGGGATTTCTTTGTGTGTTACATTATTTGCTAACCAATTTACTGAGGAGCATATTGCTCCTTCTCCTATTTTAATAAATGCAGTTGCGGCTTTAGCCTTTGGTACTTTAGGTCTTGCTTCTGTGGATAAGATTTGGGGTAATAAAAAAGATCAAGAGTAATGGCAAAGCTAGTAGGCGGGGTTTATGAAAGAAAACCTAAAACCAAAAGACCTGGTGTTCATGCAAAGACTAAATCTAGTAAAAGCAAGAACAGCACTAATTATAAAAAAAGATATAGAGGTCAAGGAAAATGAATTGGCAACTAGAAATAGCGTTTCACTGGCCCCATGATAGACTTGCTCTTGGTTGGGATTATATGAGACCAAATGAAGACTTTAATTATACAACCATTAAGTTGTATTTATTTATTATGACACTAACATTAGATATAGAATAAAATGGGAAATATGAAAAAAGTACCAGCAGGTAAAAAATACAATGGCCTAAGAAGTCTTTCAACTGCAGTACGTAACAAAATGGGTTATATGAAAGCTGGTGGTGAAAAACTACTTATGAAAGCTGGCGGTATGTTAGACTTTGCTGAAATGGCTGCAGATAAAATGAGATATGGTGCAGAGAAATATGGTTACGGCAAAGAAAAAATGAAAAAAATGAAAATAGGCGGTACATCAGGTAGAAATACATACTCAGGACCTACAAAAAGAAAGAAGTAAATGCAAATACTAACTGACATATTAAGCCTCTTTAAGAGAAAACAATTTGTAACGGAAGCAACTCCGGATGATCTTGTTGTACTTGGTAGACATGAAGAACCTGATATGTTGGGTGTTGCATCTCCTATTCCTTATAAGAGTGCTAAGTTAATTAAGGTTAAAGACCTTATTGACGCCTCTAGTAATGTTACATATACCAACATTAATAATGGAACAGGAACTAATCCTGTAGGTATTTATAAAAACACTACTACAGCACCGGCTTCTGTTAATCTTAGAAGCTTGTGCAGTACGGGTAACAATTTATCTGTTACTCTAAACAATAATGAAATTGAGATTTCTACAACCGGTGAACCAAACACTGCTAGTAATCTAGGAGAAGGAGCCGGTGTCTTTGTAAACAAGTCTGGTGAAGATTTAAGATTTAGATCTATCACATCCAGTGATGGTTCTGTTCAAATTCAACAAAGTGTAACAGAAATAGATTTAAGTGTTAATCAAATATCAGCACCGTCAGGTCCTCCGGCTTGGGCTAGATATGATTTCTATGAATCCTTTGACAACGGTACACAGTTCACTATCAATGATGGAGCTTTTTTTCAACCAATAAATGTTCTATATAGTACTATTATGAGTGGGTTTAATCCTTTTCATTATACTAATGGAAGATTTGAGTTTAGTCAAAGTGATAAAAATAAGGTGTACACGCTTACTGTTGTATTTAAAGCATCTGCACCAAATGCAAATCAAACTCATATAGATATTGCATTTACAGCTCAAGGAGATTATTCTAGACTTGGTAAAAGCATTGGTTTCTATAAAGGAAATGGAACAGTTCAAAACTTTCATGAAATGTTTCAATTTTATGTAGATCAAGATTTAATTGATTGGGGTTTGCAAGTAAATATTGGAGCAGATGGAGGTTCTGTTTTTGTAGGAGATGTTATTTATTTTATAAATGAACTAAAGTAAGTATGCCTGCAAAAAAGACAAAAACTAAAAAAAGTACTGTTAATGCATCTGGTAATTATACAAAACCCAGTATGCGTAAAGCTTTATTTGAAAGAATTAAAGCCGGTAGTAAGGGTGGACGTCCTGGTCAATGGTCAGCACGTAAAGCACAAATGCTTGCTAAACAGTATAAAGCAAAAGGTGGAGGTTATAAAACTAAAAAGTAATGGCTAAAACCAAAAGACAAAAAAGTTTAGATAGATGGACTAAACAGAAGTGGAGAACTCCTTCTGGTAAAAAGTCTTCAGAAACTGGTGAAGTCTATGCTCCATCTAAAACAATATCTAAGCTTAAGAGTACTGCAGCGGGTAGAAAAAAATTAGCAGCAGCAAATAAAAAGAAAAGAGCTGCAACTAAAAAAGGTAAACAACATGCTAGTCATGGATTACATAAAGGCAAAAAACGATAAATAAAAATTAAAACTAGATAATTATGAACTTTGTACAAGAAGTCTTGAACCTGTTAGTAAGAAAGCAGGATAAAGATAAATTAGAACTCACGAGAGACTGGTTTGAGTTTGGGAGAACAAAGACCAGCAGATTGGCTACGCCAGCATACTCTCCTAAAATGACCCCTCATGCGATCAGATATGATGATCTTAAGTGTAACATTATTTCTGGTCTTGTAGAGGGAACTGGAACTGAACACACATTACCAATGTGGTCTACAGTCAATGAAAATAACTGTAGTGTTCAAACAATTGTTGATTCAATTTTCAGTCAAGATCCCGCAGCAAGTGAAGGTTTGGTAAGTGGTGACTTTAGAGTTAGTGGTAACACCGTACTTGAAGGTGATTTATTAGTATTAGGTACTCAAACTATTGTTGAGTCAACTGTAGTACAGGTGGCTGATAACATTTTCCGTATTAACTCTACTGGTGCTCCTCTTGATTCTGGTATTGAAGTAGTTGTTCCTGCAGGTATTAAAACTTGGGCATGGGATAATGCACGCGGTTTGTGGTCAACTTTTGG